CTGCAAACGGTGGCCTTCACCTTGACAGAATGTGCACTCAGAACATCTGACGCAATATAGAAATTAAGCTCATAAAACCACGTGGGGACCATCAATAGAACGGATGGCCTTCACTCCGACGTAAAGATCGGAGTTCTAAATTAGAGTATTTTATAATTTCGATATTTACGTCAACGAGGATACATCGTATCCCCGTGTCGCCGGCTTTAGCGACGTGGACATTATGAAAATATTAGGCACTGGGGACTGTATTTTCATAATAAAAGATGGGAGGACCTAGGTAGAAAAAGACACTAAAATCCTCCGCTGCGGCACAATATGTCCTTACAATTCCAGAGGCTGTGGAAAATTGAGTTTGACATATTGTGCCATAGTAAGGCATGGCCTGCATTTCGGTAGAATCAAATTTTACCTTTTGTTTAGCAGGTGCGAACCGATAATTTGAATAATAGGGTACCTCAAATCCTAGAACATTATTCACGGCGTTGGTCATCATCGATGACCCTTCTTGGGCGTTATGATCCTGGTATACTCCGGTACAACTTGCGTGACCCGCTGGTGTATCTGTTTGGGAAACAGCAACTTGACCATTAGCATTTATAGAATTGTGCCCTCGGCGCGTAACTTGATAGAATGCACTAAACGGTACATCATTAAGGTTGGAGAAATCGTATAGCCAACGAACGCCTCCTCTCCAACCAGCAAAACCAGTTGTCAAGTAACGCATTAAGGTCATTTGCGCGTAAGCATAATTACCACCTGCTAGATTGTAGGTAACAGTACCTGATGTTGTGGAATAACCAGGCTCGAAAGGGAGAGCTTGCCGGCTCGTTCCTCTCATCATGTTTTGACCTACCATTTCAGCATTAAATGATGCAGGTTGCACTTCATGTAAATTGAATCTTTTAAGAAGTGTACGAAATGACCGAATAGATTCACCGAAATGAATCATATTAGTTTTGTCGGAAGTAGGGATAGTTAAAGCTGCCTGTGATAATACACTTGGATCAACTGGTTTAGAATCCATCTTAGTTAATTCATCAGCTGGAGCTTCACTAGCCTGTGGTTCGAATGCTTGTGGGGCTACATTTGGGTGTGCATTCATACGCAACTTACCGACTGTGGCTGAAGTTGGTTGGGCGATTTCAAAATCATCATCAACGGAAACAAAAACGTTGACTTCAATATCATTATCAATCACTGTATTAGGAACTGTCAACTCATTTACCACATAAACTGCCAAAGTACCATTACCATATTTAGTACTATTAGAAGCATAAGGTAAAGGTGTTGTTGAAAACATAGCACTTTCTGTTGTGGGAATAGTAATATGTTCTCGATAGGAAAATGGCTGACCCCAACCAGCTTTAATTGTAAAATCTGTAGTATCAGAAATATCTACAATAGTAGTGTATGCTGTATTATATTCTGCTGCTCCACCTGATGGCGTTTTGTTTGGATCGTAGACAATCTTCAAACGACCTTTATGGTACTTACTACAAACGACTTGGAAGCGGAAAACCATGGTTCCTCTCCAATAGTCAAAAGGTAAAGTGGCAAAACATGGTGCAGTAAAATGTAATTCTGAATTTAGGATCCTATGTAAACATGGATCTACTACACAATTCCACAGAAGTGTTTCTTGACTTGTTCCGACGTCCCAATCGAAAGATGTCAAATATGTTTCATGTTGAGCAATATTGAGAACTGCCATCTCATCTGTTGATTCAAGACCTACAGTACATGGATCAATTGTAAGTTCTTGTTTTGGGTCAACAGTTAGTTTGTCAACTTGCTCGGTTCCAACTGTTGTAGCTAGTGAATTTCGATTTACAATCCGCACGGAATGTGAATCGATTTCTGCTGGCTTAGAGTATCCAAATAAAGCGGCTATTGCACTTGTAGCAGTAGCACCAATTTGGGTTGCCATAGCAAAAGGACCAATTATAGGGACATTGGCCAGTCTTGATGCTATGTTAGCAACAACAGTTGCCGGACGAGATATGGCACCCCTACCATACTCGTCAGCCTGAGGTGCAATTGCACCAGGCTCGGTTTGCGTCGGAATAGCAAACCTTACGGCCTCGGCCCATGCGAAGACATTGATTGTTACCGTATCTGAGGCTCCAAGTGCATGTTTCAACCCCTGAAGGGTAGAAATCTTTAGTGAACCCATTAAGTTCCAATCTTCTCCTGGAATATCTAGAAGATTTTTATTCCAGAAAAATGGCAAAACCATTTCTCCACCTTGAGAATTGGTTGGGTCGAGCATAATATGAGGACGTTGTGTATCTCCCACATTATCTACATCGTAAAAAGAACGAGTAACCGACATTTCGTCAAGTGTAGGTAACGGGTAATAAGAGACTAGAAGCCTCCCATAATGAAAAGAATTCCCATTAATTAACACTTTGACGTGTAACTTCGCTTGCAAAAGTTTATAATTCGCAATCCTATTAATAACACGAGGATTGGAAAAATAAAGATTCCAGGGGTTAAAAACTTCGGACAAAGTTGTTCCAACACCCCAATCATAAGATGCAATACGAAGGGGACGACTGAAAAATTCATCTAATGTTGCATCGGATGCCAATGGCGCTGACCGAACTTCATCAAATGCACCCAGAATATCAGTCTTGTATCCTGGATGTGTATCATTGAATGATACATTTTGGGACTTTGTATTATCGGATCCCGGGCCGACTTGCAGCTCCTCTGCTTGAGGTTCGATATGCGTGTGAGTATCACAATCACTATCTTTCCGTGATCTATAATCTGTGATAAGTGCACACCAGATATAAACAATACCTGAAGCGAGAAGTCCCCATATTCCATAAGTCTTTGTGTCAGGGGAAACACATAGACTATGAGCCTTTAAGGTGCTCATATCACCTTGTTCACTTGATTGACTTCGACACTGTGAACCGCGTCCAAAATTTGTTACAGGAATTTATATATTTATATGTAATGTATTATACATATGTGAATATTAGACACAAATTTTGTTTGCCGTATCTCCTCAATACATCTAGATATCTATACGGACTTCGAGCTATATTTTTCCAGCCAATGATCAACCCGCTCTTGAAAGCTGATATTTACGGCTGGGACAGGAAGATTGGCACGTTCACAAACACGACGCATTTGTTGCTGACGCATTGTGTATACCTCTCTTCCATGTGCGAACCACTCGTGCATGGCCGTCTCTATACAACTTGACGACACCTGCTCAGGTAATTCAGTTTTGGATTGGATATTAGCGTGAAGTGATTTAAAAATGGAGTCTTCACACAATTTACCAATCGAACAACCAATTTCTGGTATGAAATTAGATTGTCGTTTTAGGAAGTCAGCATCTTCGGATTGCATGAATGCTACTTCCTCGTCACTCTTATCAGGTAGAGTGATTTTAATGTCATGCTCAGCTAAAAAAGCTTTATAGGAAATGAAATTAAACCCGCTATACTCTGGTTTAATGCTTCCTGTGAAATCATCACCATAAGTCATAGCACTCACATTATCTCGAAAATTTTCAGCGTTGGGATATGCATCGAAAAATCCAAGACGTACATAAAGTGATCCGACTGTTCCATTGATATTCACAGTAATATTATTACCAGAAGTATTAATATTAAAAAGATGAAGCATTGTACCATTATAATCAACCAAAGGGTGGACTAAATCTACGACCATATTACGCATAATCTTAAGGTCTTGTTTATTATACCCTCCAATCTCGGCTAATTCTATAAAGCAACATAAAGCTGCTCGAGTTAATTGAGAATTCATCCTTACATCATATTTAGAATAATCCCATGCTAAAACCTCATTTGATTCAGCATATTTATGTGCATGATTCATTAATTCCTCCCATTGGTTTGAGAAGGCATTAACACCAACAGCACTTTCCGATTCTAACGGATGTAAACTCAAAAAACGAGCAATTGGTAAAAAATATTTCCGAATAAATAAACCAAAAGCTACGGGTGCAGCTTGGAAAACCCGTACTTTCTCCTTACCAATAGGTGTGGGTTCATCTTTAAGTGTAGCTGACATAACGGGATAGGCACGCTCGCCTTTATCCCAACTCTCATATAACCTCCCCATCTCTGCTCTCACAGATTCATCAGGCTTACGAGAAATCAACATTTCTCCGTCTCGTACTTCATTGAAATGTTTACTTTTTTGACCAAATACGGGAAAACCCATACTGGTCGTCATAGGAATAGGATCTATAAACCTTTTCCCTGGAATACCAAGCACCATCTCCTCATCATTAAGTGGACGAAAGTCTTCACTTCGCACATGCTGAACCATCAGTGGAATAAGAGGTTCCAACCAATCTTTCCGTGCTCTTTCGAGTTTGGAAGGAAGAAACATATCAGAAGGGTTTGCTATGTGTACTAGAGTTGCATTGAATCCTTTCCAGTTTGGAATACATGGAGGAGGACCCCATTTATTTGGAACACCACATTCCTCAGTTACGATCTCTGAGATAATAGAAGTTTGGACATTACTACGCATTTGACTACGCAATTTAGTACTACCCAGAACTTCTACATAATTGGAAGCATTAAGTTTTGACGCCATACAGTGTGGATGAACTTCAGTTTTGTCAATGAGTTTGACACCATACTGTTCCTTGGGAATGTCGACTGCATTTGCTGATAGAATAACACCAGGAATTTTGTCCAATGAATCAATCAAATGTTGTGCTTCACTCTGTGTTACAGTTTGCATCACTCCAGTGTTAGTAGAAGTATCACCACCGATATGGAAACCTACAATTGCTGGGCTTTTAGCTTGCAAAATAAGCATACCCATGCAAGCTCCATTTTGCGCAAGGCGAGTTTTGTAACTTCCTCCATAAAAATCAGCATTCCTATGACCAACTTCTCCATGCGTTACAGCCACTTTATCTTGGAGAAATTCTCCCTCCTTGCGTACAATAATATTGCATTGGGATATTCCTTTCGGTTTAGACAAAGGTAACATGTACACGCGATTCTTAAGGTCAGGGCAATTTGGCACATATACGCTTACCAAATCATGCTTGTCGCTCACTACACTTGAACTGAGTTCACACTTGAATTTGAACGTATCTCCGGCTTTGTTCTCACCTCTATGTACAGTAACTGTAAGGTAACTAGAAGCTATTCTTTTAGGATCAAATCCAGGATAAAACACATGCTTTGGAAAGAAAGCAACGCTTTTACGTGGGAAGAAAATATTACATCGAGACGTTGTTCCATCATCTCGCTGAAATTCAGCCCAAAACAAATTATTCTTTCTAAAACATTCAGTTAATTGTTGTGGCGTTGAATGTTTCATAACAGGAGAAGTTTGAACTGTTGCACTTAGTCTTTTCATCATAAAACCAAACCAAGAAGGTTGACCATCAACATCAGTAATACCAGCAGGAGTGAGACTTTCCTCGGCTGCAATACGTTGGGTATTCCACATTTGAAATATTTTTAAACCAACGATAAGAGTTGTGGCCGCAAAAGCTCCTTTGAGTACTGTACTGTCTCTTACCGATTTGGCGAAGACAGGCAATGCATCACGCCGGGAAACGTACTCACTTTCATAGTATTGAATACGGGCACGATAATTGGACCAGTAGAACATACCAAGCCCCCATTGCGTGCCTAAACATAGAGCAAAGCTACCTATTGAGCGCTTAGCAAGACATACACCCAACATTCCGGTACCAATAATAGTAAAGAAACGTGATTGACGGCGAAGATCATATGCCGCTGCACTTCTTTGCCACATTGTTACTGAACGCTGGAAAAGAGATGTTTTAAATAACCATTCAGGTGTAATGGAAACAAGAAAAGGTGTTGCAGCACCGTTAATAACATGTGTCATCTCTTTTTGCAATTGGTGTGTTGCCATTTTTCGCACGGGTGAATACCCTAAAAGAGAATTTAAAAAATTGACAGGTGCTAACCATCCGTCAATATATTTCTTAACAGATCGGTAGGCAGATGAAACTAATGCATCAGCAATTGCTTCCATACCCTGTTCTTTAATCTCACATTTACACAATTCTTCTGGTCGATAACATACATCACACATCTTGGCATCATCAAACTCTTTTGATCTCTTCATGAGATTGTCTTGTTTCTCATGATGTTTCTTCGAAAGTGCAATAACTACGTCTAGGTATTGACATAAATTCAAACACCTACATCTGAGTTTAGTGCCATCTAAAAGTACGACAGTTAAAATTCGCATACGATAGTCATCCTTCCCTTCCTTTGTTTGGAA